GATCTACATTTATTGGTATAGGTTCAACCCCGATGCAATTCAAAAATGGATCTATAATTGATACTTTACCAACTACCGTTTTTGCTAAAACAGTTACTAAAGATGCATTCTTTATATCTACTACAAGATCAGGTACTGCAGTTACATTTACAGGAGTTGGAGAGGGAAATGCTCATGAATTTGCAATGTCAAAACGCAATGAAAAAGCATTAATATCAATAGATGATACTGCACAGTATCCTTTAATTAGAACTGATGTAACTCATACCTTAGAAAATAATGTGGGATCACAAGTTGGTTTAACAACAACAATTATTAATTTAAGTGGTATTAGCACAATTAGTATTAATGATATTTTGAAAATAGATGATGAACTTGTTAGAGTAACTAATGTTGGAATTGCAACAACAAATGGATCACCAGTCGGAACTTCAGGAACATTTGGTTTAGTTGAAGTTGACAGAGGATTTGTCGGAACTAATAATGATACTCATTCTGATGGAAGCACAGTTGAAAGATTTAAAGGTAATTATAATATAGTTGGAAGCAAAGTATTCTTTACCGATCCACCAAGAGGCAATCCAAATACTGATAAAGATGAAAGTAACTTAGATACTCCAAGATCACAATTCAACGGTAGAGTTTATCTGAGAAATGACTATGGAACCAATCAAATTTATGATGATATTTCTGATCAATTTACAGGAATAAATTCTACATTTACACTTAAAGTGGGTGGAGCAAACACTGTTGGTTTAGGAACCACTGGTGGATCTGGTATCTTATTTGTAAATGGTGTATTCCAATCACCATCAACAGTTAATAACCCAGATAAAAACTTTAAGATACTTGAAACTGGAAGTGGTGTAAGTGGTGTTACTAGTGTATTCTTTACAGGGATTACGTCAGATGATGGATCACCATTCATATCTAATAATAACATAAACTTGAATGAATTACCCAGAGGTGGAGTTCCTGTTTCATTTGGATCTACTGTTACAGGGTTAGGATATGCACCAACAGTGGGTGCAAGAGTTAGAACAGAGGTAAATTCATCAGGTGAACTTCAAACTATAAAGGGTGAACCATTCACAGCTTCTAATTTGGGTATAGTTACTGCAACGTATAATAATATCACTGGAATTGTTACGATTGAAACTTTTAATGAACATAAATTTAAAAATTCAAATGAAAGTGTAATATTACAATCACTTCAATTTGATCCTGCTCTTTCTCTAAGTGGAACTGAGTTTCCAGTAGTTTCAATAGCAGCAACTAATGTTTTTGGTGCCAATATTGGAAAAAATGCTACAACTCATAATTATGTTGGAGGGGGAACTGTTAAACCCAAGTTCAGTAATCTTACATTTGGATCTGGATATAATGGATTAGTATCGATAGCAGTAACCGTTAAAGACTTTGGGTATGAGCATCGTTTCGTATCAGCTGATGTAAATGGTATAGATAAAAATTCAGGTGGTGATATCACAGCTACGGATGCTGAATATGATCCTACAACAGGTATTATGATAGTAACCTCACCTAATCATGGAATGAATAATGGTGATTTAGTTATAATAAAAGAGGCATCGATAAGATTTACTTGTTCAAGAGATGATTTTAAAACTGTGCACGGATATCCTAGAACAACTGATCCTGCTTATAACACTAATAAATCAATAACAAAAATAACTGATGATATATTCAGTCTTGATGTAGGTGTTAATGTTGGTTCGGGTGCTCAAGTAAGTGCTGTAGCAGGTGCAGGTGGAACTGCAATATTTACAATTGATAGTGTTGGATCTAATTATCAAGATCCTGAAATATTTGTATCTGAACCATCTTATTCAAATCTATCTGTTTCTGGTGTTTCAAGACTTGGAATTGGTGCTACCACTGATACAGGATCAAATTTAAAGGTAAATGTAATTGTAAGTGCAAGTTCTACAACTGGAATAGGATCAACTTTATTCGGAGCTTCAAGATATGAAATAGTTGATTCAGGTTATGGATTTAAGAAAGGTGATGTTATTGAAGCTGTCGGTTTAGTTACATCCAAGGGAGTGGGTTCTGTATCACCAAAATCAACTCTTTCTGTTGATGAAATATATACAGATTCATTTGCAATGTGGCAGTTTGGTGAATTTGATTATATTGATTCAATTAAATCACTTCAAAATGGAGTTAGAACTAAATTTCCATTAAAACTTAATAATGAATTAATAAGTGTGGAAGCTTCTGCATCTTTATTAAGTTCAGTGAATATTGAAAATATTTTCTTAGTAACCGTCAATGGTATAGTTCAAGAACCTAATAAATCATATACTATCATAGGTGGAACATCTATTAACTTTACTGATGCTCCAATTGGTGATACCAGTCCTGATCAGAACGATGGTGATGATATAAGCATATTATTCTACAAAGGGACAGGTGGAGATGATTCTGAGGTGGTAGAGGGGCAAAAAACAATCATCAAAACTGGAGATGAAGTGAGAATTGAATCTATCATAGATTCATTAGGTAATAAGGTAGAAACACAAGATAATCGTACTGTAACAGGTATAAACACATCTACTACATTAGAAACAAATGTTTATCAAGGTCAAGGAATCAGTGAGACTATTTCAAGACCCCTAACACTAATTAGACAAAAGGTTGATAAAACGATTAATAAAGTATTTTTCTCTAAAAAGAGATCTGAACTTGAACCAAGAATAATTCCAACTTCAAAAATCATAGGTAAGAACATCTCATCATCCGATACATTCTTCTTTGTTGATAATGCAGACTATTTTAATTATGAAAACGAATCAACACCTAGATTTCAAGTTGAACTTATTTCAAACAAACCAACAGTTGGAGCCTCAGTTACAGCTATAGTTAGCAATACAGGTACAGTTTCATCATATTCAATTGTAAATCCTGGTTTAGGATATCCATCTGCACCTAATATAAAAGTTTCTGCACCTGTTGGTGGTGGAACAACTGCTACTGGAAATACAGTCATTGGTGCTGGTGGAACCGTAATGTTTACTTCTCCAATAACTTTTGGATCAGGTTATACAAGTGCAAATCCACCACAATGTATTATTCCAAAACCACCAATTGTACATGAAAAATTAACAAGTGACCCTACATACGGTGTTAATATCTTAGAAAGCACTGGTATTGTAACTGGTATTAGCACAACAATGTTTGAGGGTGACTTATGTATCGAGTTTACTATAAAGAGAAGTGGTGCTAACTTTAATCCTATAGGTGCTGACAATCCAATTTATATTTTTGATACTCAAATTGGTACAGGTGTAACATCTCTTACCAATGGTGGAAATAATAATGATATTGTGGGTATAGGAACAACTTTCCTTGATAATGTGTATGAAGTTGCAAGTTTCTCTAGTAATGGAGATGTGGGTATAGTAACATGTTGTATCGATTCTAATACGGTAACCACAGGTTTAAGTGCTGTTGGATACAGTACAGCACCTATAGGTAAATATTCTGTCGGAAAGATAAGTGGATTTATTAGATCATCATCACCTATATCAGTCGTTGTGAAAGGATTGATTGTTGATTCAGGATTATCAACTTTCCCAACACTTAAGAGAACTGGTGGGTCTGATACACTTTCAAATACAGGTGGATTAATTACACCATCTTAAATAATGTTAAATATTATGTATAAATATCTAAAAAACTATTAATATGCCAGCGGTAGTAACAGATCAATTTAGAATAGTAAACGCAGGTAATTTTGTAGATTCTGTTTTAGATTCTAACAATTCTTATTATGTATTCTTAGGATTACCTAATCCATCATCATCAGGTTTTGGTAGAACAACTACGCAAAATCCTTCTTGGCCGTATGATCCTACTGATAATCAACAATATCTAACTCACTACAGAGATACATCACTATTCGGTAAAAAATTAAATTCTTCAAATATAAGGAGAGTTGTTAAAAAACATAATTGGGTTTCTAATACAAGATATGACATATATCGTCATGACTATAATGAGCAGACAAATCAGGCACCGAATTCAAAAACAGGAAGTTTGTACAAAACAAATTATTATGTAATAACTTCTGAATTTAAAGTTTATATTTGTTTGTCAAATGGAGGATCGGGTGATCCTAATTCAACTGATGCGAAAGGAGTAGAATCTTTAGATGAACCAACATTCACAGATTTAGAACCAGCAGCTGCTGGAACACAAGATCCATATGTGTGGAAATATCTATTTACAGTATCACCCAGTGATGTAGTTAAATTTGACTCAACAGAATATATTGTTTTACCAAATGATTGGTCAACCTCTACCGACTCACAAATACAGGCAGTAAGAGAGGCAGGAGATTCTGATATAAACAAGAATCAAATAAGACAAGTTTATATTGAAAATTCTGGTGCAGAATATGGTCCTGACAATACCTATCCATGTGACATATTAGGTGACGGTAGTGGTGCAAAGGTAAATGTAACAGTTGTTGGAGGTAAAATTACAGAAACACTTGTAACTAGTGGTGGATCAGGATATACTTTTGGTATGGTGGATCTTTCAGACTTGGATAACAATGTAACAACCAGAGCAAAGTTGATACCAATTATTCCTCCATCTAAAGGTCATGGATTTGATATTTACACAGAATTAGGTGCTGATAAAGTTTTGGTTTATTCACGTTTTGATGATTCAACAAAAGATTTTCCGACTGATACACATTTTGGACAAGTCGGAATTTTAAAAAATCCTTTGGATTCTTCAAATTCAGGTATACTTACAACATCACAATTTTCATCTTTATTTGCAGCAAAATTAAACACTGATCCAGGTCTTACACCCGAATCAGCATATGATAACTTAATAGGTGTAAGTATTGGACAAACAACTTCAAGTGGAAATTTGGCAAAAGGTATAGTTGCATCATATGATAGAGATACAAGAGTTTTGAAATATATTCAGGATAGATCTTCTCATTTGAACCAAACTACTAATGACAATACTGATTACAATGGTGTTGAAAATTCAGCAAAAGTATTATCTTTTGAGTCTGGACAAGATATATTTGCTATTCCTGGTGGATCAGTATCTTTTAGCTCAAATATAGAAAATTTTACAGGTATTTCTACAACAGTCAATAACAAACTAGTAAATTTGGGTGTTCAGTTTACAAATGGTCTTGCTAACCCTGAAATAAATAAAAAGACTGGTAATGTTATTTACATTGACAATCGAAAAGAGGTTGAAAGAAATATCAGGCAAAAAGAAGACGTTAAAATCATTCTGGAATTCTAAAAAAAATGGCACAAAAAATTAATCTTAATGTAAGTCCTTACTATGATGATTATGATAGTGAAAAAAATTTTTATAAGGTTTTATATAAACCAGGATTTCCAGTACAGGCAAGAGAGTTAACAACTCAACAATCAATACTACAAGATCAAATTGAGTCTTTTGGTGAACATATTTTCAAAGAGGGATCTGTTGTTATACCTGGTGGTATAGCATATGATACACAATATAATTCCGTAAAATTAAATAAAACAAATTTTAATGTAGATATATCAGTTTATATCAATAACTTTTTAGGTAAAAAAATCGTAGGAAGTGAATCTGGTATTCAAGCTGTAGTAAAATTTGTAGCACTACCTGATAATATTAATGTAGATGATGTTACTTTATATGTAAATTACGTTACAGCAGATAATAATTCACAAATCAATACATTCACTGATGGTGAAACTTTAACATGCACAGAAAATATTGTATATGGAAATACTACGATCACTGCAAATACACCATTCGCATCATTAATTTCTGAAAACGCAACATCAATAGGATCCGCTGCTTTCATATCTCAAGGTGTTTATTTTGTAAGAGGTTATTTTGCTAGAGTTTCAGATCAAACAATTATATTAGATCATTACACAAACACCCCTTCATACCGTGTAGGTTTAAAAATTGATGAAACATTAGTAAACGCAAAGGAAGATAATACATTATTTGATAATGCAAAAGGGTTTACCAATTTTGCAGCACCAGGTGCAGACAGACTTAAAATTAATTTAACTTTATCTAAGAAACCCTTAAATGATAATAATGATACTGATTTCATTGAATTAATGAGATTGGATGAGGGAAATTTAAAAGTATTAAAAACAAAAAGTGATTATAATAAAGTACGTGATTGGATTGCAGAAAGAACATTTGAAGAGTCGGGTGATTACAGTGTAACACCATTTAGATTAGGGTTATTCAATTCATTAAACGATAATTTAGGAAATAATGGTCTTTTCTTTCAGGATGATACAACAGATCAGGGTAATACTCCATCTGATGACTTAATGAGTCTTAAAATATCAGCAGGAGAAGCATATGTAAGGGGTTATAATGTAGAAAAAATTGGTACAACTATTATTGATGTAGAAAAACCAAGAGAGGTTGGTATAAGGAGTGATATAGGACTATCATATGAAATGGGTAATATTATAAAAGTAAATAATGTTACTAAAGGTGTTGTAAATTCAGGTAATGTAGTCTCGTTGTATGATCAACACGGTGGTTTGGGTACTAATATTGGAAGTGCGAGAGTATATTCTTTCAATTTGGAAGATGCACCATACAATAATGCAGCAACAAGATGGGAGTTAAGATTATTTGATATACAAACAAATGTAATCATCACTTTAAATCAGTCAATAAGTGGTGCTGAGTTACCTGCAGGATCTTTTGTTAAAGGAAAAAATAGTGGTGCAAGTGGATTTGCTACAATCGCAGGTGCTGGTAATGCAACTATTATATTAAATCAAACATCAGGAACTTTTAGTAAAGGTGAGCAATTAGAAATAAATGGTGTTGAATTTCCAAGAACAATAAGTGAATTTGTTGCATATGGAGTGCAAGATATAAAATCTATTAAAGAGGGTACAACTTTTGCAGCTGATGTCGTCCTTGAAAAATTCACACTTCCTAATAATATCGATATAGTAACTCTTACAAATAGTGGTCAAACAATGTCCGCAAGTGGTAAAGTGTTTTCTGGTATTAAAGTAGGAGATGTTGTAAGATACCAAAGACCAAATCTTACTATAGAAACTTTTAACAGAGTACAAAGTATTAGTGATGACGGGACAGAATTAACACTAGCACAAATTGCTGATGTAGCAAATGTTTTTGATGGTAATCTCACAGGAACAGGTTCTATATTTGTAACTGCATTTTTAGGTGCACCTTTAATTTCAGGTAGAGGAACTCTATATGCCCCACTCCCAAATACAAATGTATCGAGTGTAGATTTAACTAATTCTAAAATAAAAATTACTAAAAAAGCAGTACAGAATGCCAGTGGTGGAATATTACCATTAGATATTACTACTGATTTTGGATTTAATGCGTCAGAGGCAATATTCGAAGTTTTTGATCAAGAGAGATATTCTTTATTTGAAACATCTACTAATGCTCCTATCGCAATAACAAATGATACTTTTTCATACAATAATGGAGGAGTTGATATTGGAATTTCGGATATTGGTGGAGATACTTCCAAAACTGTTGATGTTACAATCATTAAAAATACAGTCAAATCAAAAGTCAAGCAATACAATCGAAGTAAAATTTTAAATATTACAAAATCAAAATATTTAAAATCAGGAAACACGGCAATTGGAAATGGTGCAGCACAAGTAGCTGATGGATTAACATTTGATGCTAGATATGGATTAAGAGTTCAAGATGAGGAGATATCACTAAATTATCCAGATGTAGTTAAATTTCTAGCAGTTTATGAGTCAATTGATAATCAAACACCAACATTAGATGTATTACAATTCTCAAGCACTGTTGATGTTGATACAAATGCAATAATAGGTGAAAATATCTTAGCAAAGGATAGTAAAGCTCTTGCAAGAGTTGTTGGAAAACCTTCTAGCAATAAACTATCAATTGTTTATCTAACTCCAAGTAAATTCAATACATCTGATATTGTATCATTCTCCGAATCAAATATTGAAACTGGTATACAATCAATAGAAATTGGGATATACAAAAATATAACAAACTCATTTACCTTAAATAAAGGTCAAAAAGATGAGTTTTATGATTATTCAAGACTAGTAAGAACAAAAAATGTCTCAGAACCAAAAGGACCATTACTAGTTGTATTTGATTACTATGATGTACCAACCAATGATGATGGTGATGTATTTACTATTTTGAGTTATGATCAAGAGAGATTTTCAAAAGATATTCCTAATATTGGTTCTTTAAATGTCAGAGCAAGTGATACCTTTGACTTTAGACCTAGAGTTTCTGTTTATGATCCAAATGTTTCTACAAAATCACCGTTTGATTTTTCTGAAAGAGATTTTAGTGGTGCATCCATCATTAACTTTTTAAAACCTAATGAAAGTTCTTCAACTACCTTTGAATTTTATTTGCCAAGAATAGACAAAGTTTATTTAAATAAATCTGGTCAGTTTATCTATGAAAAAGGTGTTTCATCTGTAAATCCAAAAGCACCAGTTAAAAATGATCAATTAATGGAGTTGGGAACTATAATATTACCTCCTTATTTGTATAATCCACAAGATGCACTTTTATCTTTAAAAGATAACAGAAGATATACAATGAGAGATATTGGTGATATTGATGATAGGGTTGCAAATCTAGAGGAGACCACAACTTTATCTCTATTAGAGGTGAATGCTCAAACACTACAAATTCTAGATGAAGAAGGTAAAAATAGATTTAAGAGTGGATTTTTTGTTGACGCATTTAGAAACTATAACTTTATAAATCGAAATCAATCTTCAGTACAGATAAATCCAGATGCTCAAGAATTAATACCTTTTAGAACAAGAGACACATTAGCATCACAAATAACACCAAAAACATTTACTATAAGTTCTGAGTTAGATTTTAATACTGACTTTGATTTATTAGATCCAAATGTTAAAAAAACTGGTAATATTATTACACTTAACTATGAGGAAGTGGAGTGGATCAATCAACCATATGCCACTAAAACTGGTGATAATTTAGATATTATCAATGTTAATCCATACGAATTACCTGTTTTTAATGGAAATGTTGAATTAGATCCTCAAAATGATGTGTGGACAAGGACTGAACAACTTCCTGATCAGACAATACAACAAACAGGAACTAATTCAGTTCGTAACATTAACATGAACTTCGATGAAGGCACAAGATCTATTAACTTAGCAAATGTGACTAATCGCACAGGCACTGTTTCAATTGATAGAAGAGGTAATGGTAGTATATCATTTAGTAATGTAGAGACTGAAATACAAAACAATTTAGTCTCATCATCATCTGATGATTTTATGAGATCTAGAAATATACAATTTATATCAGGAGGATTTGTTGATTATGTTGAGTTATATCTATTTTTAGATGGTCAAAGAATTTTTGATGTTATTCCTAAATTACTTGAAATCACTCCCGTAGAAAATGGAACTGAATATGGTTCAAATGGAGCATTTAAGATTGGAGAAATAGTGAAAGCATATCCAAATGCTGGTAAAGAATCAAATAGTATGATTTTTAGAGTATGTCAACCTAATCATAAATCTGGATCTTTCAATAATCCATCTGAAGTTTACATTAGTGATCCATACAGTTCAGGTTTAAATCCATTACAAAATAATTACAGTCAATCTTCTACAATTTTAAATGTAGACACTAAATCATTATCTGAGGAGGCACAAGGTGATTTCTTTGGATATTTGACTAAGAATACTCTTCTTGTTGGTCAGGAAAGTGGTGCAACTGCATATGTTAAAGATTTAAGATTAATAACTGATGCATATGGAGATTTAATTGGATCATGTTTCCTAAGAGATCCACATACACAACCATCACCTGTTGTTAAGATTCAAACTGGAGTTAAGAATTTCAAATTAACAACAAGTTCAACCAATTTAATAGTTGATGCGACTCAAAAATTCGGAGTTATTACTGCTGATACAGAGTACTCAGCATTTGGAACTGTTGAGGAGTGGCAGGAATCAATAATTCTTACAACAAATACATCAACCTTTAATATTAATGGCACATTTAATCAGGCAGATGATGATGATCCATTGGCACAAACATTTACAGTTGGTGGAAATGTATTAGCACCAAGTGCAAAAGATGCAAATAAAGACTTTAATGGTGCATTTATAACTGCTGTAGAGGTCTATTTTGCTTCTGTAGATACAGTATCTAATACTCCAATAAGGTGTGAAATAAGAACAGTGACTGGTGATGCAAGACCATCAACAACAATTATAGGAAGAAGCAAAACACTTAGACCAAAAGGTGTTGATTCAAGTGGTAACGAAGTAAATCTAATTGAGTTTGATGGTGAAACTGCAAGTAAAGCAACTAAATTCACATTCCCTGAACCAATATATTTGGCACCAGGTAGTTCATATGCATTTGTGTTAGTTGCACCAAATAGCACTGCGTACACTGTTTGGACTGCAAGACATGGAGGAATAGCAGTAAATCCTAGTTCCATACAATCTGCAGATATTGGAGGATCTATACAATACAATACTCAGTATGGTGCTGGTTCAATATTCAAATCACAAAATGGTGCATTATGGACAGAGGATCAATCACAAGATATAACATTTAAATTATACAAAGCAAAATTTAGTTCTTTATCAGGATCTGCATTCTTTAATAATCCAGATTTGAGTAGTAGTAATGGATATGTCCCATTATTAAATAACAATCCAATAGAGACATTACCTAAGACAGGAAATCTTGGTATTACCACTAACACTGATTCAGGCATCGCATCAATTTTAACCGCAGGTAGAAAAATTTGTGGAAATAAAGATACGAGCACAGCTGTTATTATTGGTACAGGAAGTTCCGTTGCTACAAATGGAATCACAACTACAAATGGTGGAAATAATTATATAACTGGCACTGAATTTGACACATTTGCAGTTACAGGTGAGGGAACTGGATTAAAATTAAATATCACAAGTTTATCTGCATCATCAGTTAATTTAACTACCATAGATAAACATGGTTCAGGTTATAAAGTTGGAGATGTAGTTGGTATAGTTACAAGTTCCACTGGTCTTGGGCAGGGAGAGGGTGCAAGATTCACAATCTCAGATACTACAGGAATTGATACTCTGTACTTAACTGACATTCAGGGAGAAGATAATTCCTTCATTCCAAATACAGATTCTGTAAAATATTTTGATAATACAAATAATGTTATTGGATTAGGAACAACTGGAGAGATAACAAGAAGAAACTTTAATACAACAGGTGTTAATGCAGGAAATGTAATGAAGGTAAATCATTTTAATCATGGAATGTATTCATCTACAAATAAAGTTAAAATTAGAGGAATTGAATCTGATATAACTCCAACAACCTTAACAAATCAGGTGACAAAAACTGAAACAACTCTAATTAGTGTTGGTTCTACATCACAATTCGTTAACTTTGAAGGAATTCCAGTAAGTCCTCAAAATATTGGATATGTAAAAATAGGTGATGAAATAATTGGTTATCAGGCAATTAACCAAGGTAGTTTGCAAATTGCATCTGGATTGGGAAATCAAAGAGGTGTAGATAATACAATACCAATTGCACATCAGATTGGTGAGGTTGTTAAAAAACATGAGATTGCAGGTGTTTCAATCAGAAGACTTGAGGTTTCTGATTCATCAGTTCTAGGAATTAATGATCCAATTGATTTGGATAGTTATCATGTTACATTTAATAGAGATGCAACAAGTGGAAAGGACAGACGTAATGATGCAGTAGGTGAACCACAACTTTCATTCAATAGTCAATCATTTACTGGTGGATCAAACGTCAGAGCATCTCAAAATATCCTGTATGGAGCATTAATACCACGTTATGATGTATTGACTCCTTCTGGAATTGCAGGTGCTGTGACAAGCATAGATGCCTCAATTAGAACCACTACAGGAACAAGTGTAAGTGGTAATGAATCATCATTTGTTGATGGTGGATTCCAACCCGTTCAGTTGAATACTTATAATTCATTAGATACTGTAAGAATGGTTTCTTCTAAAGTTAATGAAAATGAGTATCTAGGATCATTACCGTCAAATAAATCATTTACAACAATTTTAAACCTAAATTCTAATGATGAAAATATCTCACCAGTAGTTCGATTGAGTAGTGGTGCTGAAACTGAATTTATTAATCATAGATTGAATAATCCAGTAGGAGTTGATAATTATGATAAAGATAATAGAGTTAATTCAATTATAGATGATCCTCATACTACAGTTTATATTTCTAACACTGTTAATCTTACAAAACCAGCAACATCATTAAAAGTTCTACTTACTGCATTCAGACCTGAATCATCTGATTTTAGAGTATTATATAGTTTAATTAGACCAGATTCTGGTGAAGTCGAACAATCATTTGATTTGTTTCCTGGTTTCAATAATGTCACTAAGTTAGATAGTGATGG